GTTGGACGTCAAAGGGCCCCCAGTTGGACGTCAAAGGGCCCCCAGTTGGACGTCAAAGGGCCCCCAGTTGGACGTCAGGTGGGGGGCGCTGTTCGACTCGGCTGTTGCGCGGTCTAGCTGTTGTGTGGTAGTGTTGTTGCATGAACAAAGGAAGGGGGGGCAGGCCGAGCGGATCTTCGGTCATGCCTACTGATAACGACTGGCGCGTTCTGCGCGCCATCATCCGCGCCATCGTCCGGACCGGCCGCAGGCCTCCCAGGGGGTCTTCCTGCGACTCGGAGGTGTCCTGTACGCTGAGTCTCATGGACATTGCGGACGGGGCCGGCGTGTACCCGGGGAACGTTCGCAGGTACGTCCGCCGCCTTGAGGAACGCGGCCTGCTGCGTCGCGAGCACGGTGCGGGATCGCGTCCGACTGCCTACTACATGACCTTGGCGACGCTGGGCGCCGCCCACGTCCTCCTGGATGCCGTGGTGGGCGCGGATGGCCCCTGGCCGAGCCGAGACAGCTACAAGTACTGAAAAAAGTGCCCGCCCCGGCACCGGAAACGCCGGGGCGGGCGGAAAGGACCCTCCCATGGGTTACCGGATATTAAACCAGATGACTCACCTGTCTGTCAAGCTGACGACGGCGGAGCGTCTTGTTGCCATGGTTCTGACGCAGGACATGGCGGATTCCTCGGCTTCGGGAACGCCCAGTGTTGACTATCTGGCGGGTGTGTGTGACCTGCGTGTCCGCACGGTCAAGAAGGCGCTTCTCCGCCTGGAGGCGCTCGGGCTTCTCTCGCGGCAGCACGGCCGTGGGCGTGCCGTTGGCCCTAGGGGGATGCGTACGACGCTGTACGTGTGGAACGAGGCCGCCGCCCTGGGGCAGGCGTTGTCCGACAAGGCGATTCTGCGGCGGGGCATGGCGTCGAGGGCGCCTTCGGACCAGCGGCGCAAGTACGGGTGTCTGGTGTCGGAGATGGATGATGCCGGTACGCCTTCTGTCCTGGCGGATGAGCGGCCGGATGAGGGGGAGGCGGATGAGCCGTCTTCTTCGGCTTCGGCTCCTGAGGCTGCTGCGCCTGACCTGTTCTCCGCGCCGTCTTCTGGGGCGTCTCCGCCTGAGCCTGCCCCCGAGCCTGCTCCTGAAGCCGAACCGGAGCCAACGCCTGCCGCTCCTGCGAGCGGGGGGTTTCCGTCTCACCCGGAGTGGAGGCGGTACGAGGCCGCCTTTCTGGCGATCGGTAAGCGTCTCAACCGGTTCAGTGTTCGGGCGTGGCTGCGGTTCGTGCAGCAGGACGGGATGTCCCCGCAGGCGATCGACGCCAGGGCTGCGCTGGCCGCTGACTGTGCGGAGCAGTACGTGAAGGATCTGCGGGCTGAGCGTCGGGGCTTCGAAGCGGCTAAGGGTTACGCGAAGTCTGCTGAGGCGTTCCTGGCTGAGGGGGAGTGGCGGGCGCACCGTCCTTGCCCAGAGGCGCCGCAGCCGGAGCCCGGTGAGGCCATGGAGGACAGGTGCGGTGGCGAGTCGGCGCCTGAGGTGCCGTTCGAGGAGCGGTACGCGGACTATGCGCGGGCTGCTGCTGGCGATGAGGCTGCGATTGAGGCGCTTCGGCGTGTGCTGCCTTCTCGGTTCTTTGAGGCTCCTGCTGGTGTGCCTGCCCGGTGGCCGGGGCTGATTGGTGTGCTTGGTCTGCGTGAGTCGTTTGCGTCTACGGCGGAGGATCGTGCCGCGTTCGCCCAGGCGGCGGATGGGGCCGGGGAGGGTGTGCCGGAGTCGTCCCAGGGGCCTGAGGAGCCTTCTGGGGAGGTTCCTGAGCCTGTCTGCGAGGAGGCGTCCCAGGGTGCCGATGAGTCCCCGGAGGCGGCTGTGTCCTGGGAGGTTGCGCCTGTTGGTGAGCCTTCTGAGGAGTATCTGAGGGACTGTGCGCGGCCTTGGGAGCCGCATTTTGAGCCTCCTGCGCCGCCGCCGGCTGCGTCGCCCGACGCGCCTGTGGCGGATGATGAGTGGGGTATCGCGTCGGCTGAGAGGGCTGCTCTCTCGGCGCCGTACTCTGCCGTGGGGTCGGCTGAGGAGTTCCGTGAGCAGGCCGCGCTGGCGTCTCAGGGGACGCTGGGGGGCTGGGAGTGACCGCCAGCCCCAACCGTGCTACAGTTGGCGGCACCACGAAAAAGGAAGAAGCAGATGAGTGCAGTCGATAATGTTGAGCAGTCGATCCTCGGAATGAGGCTCCTCGCCTCGGACGCCGTGGACTACGTCATCCGCGACCGGGTGCGCGACTACATGTTCGCCGACCCGCGCAACGCCGCCCTGTGGCGCATGTGCGAGACCCTCCAGCAGGAGGGCGGTCGCCCGGACGCGGTCACGCTCGCAGCGAACCGGGAGCGCATCCCCGCCCTCGAACGGGCGAGTATCGACGACGACTACATACTGGACCTGATCCACTGGGCGCCCGCCGCCGCCGACGTCGTGGCCGACACCTACGTCCAGGCCCTGGAGGACGCGTACAGCCTCCGGATGATGCAGGCCGCCCACATGCGGACGGGCCAGTTGCTCCAGGCGAACGACTCCCCCATGAACATCCTCGGGGATATCCAGAGGCTCTGGGCCGACGTCGACGGCCAGTACGCGCCCGTCGGGGCCCGCGGCGGCGACCTGGAGGAGGCGTTCACTTCCTGGCTCGACGGTGAGGACGGGTACTCTCCGACGCCGTGGTCCTGCCTGAACCAGCTCATCGACGGGTGGCGTCCGGGCGGCCTGTACATCATTGGTGCCCGTCCCGGGGGCTTCAAGTCCGCGTTCGCGCTCCAGGCCGCCCTGGGCAGGTCCGCGACGGCGCCTGTTGCCCTGTCGTCCCTGGAGATGAGCCGACAGGAGGTGATGGCTCGCCTGGTGTCCGCGCGGGCGCGTGCGCCGTACCGTGAGGTGATCGCGGGTGACCTGACTCCTGCGCAGCGTGAGCACGCGGGGCGGATCGCCCGCGAGGTGGCTGGTCTGCCTCTGAGCGTGGACGACCGGTCCAGCGTTGGTATCGATGATGTTCGTGCGCACGCCCGGGCGGTCAAGCAGCAGTACGGGGGCTTGGGCATGGTTGTGGTGGACTATCTTCAGCTGATGTCGTCTCCGAGGGGTGATCGTCGTCCTCGTCATGAGATCGTGGCGGACTTCAGCCGTCAGCTGAAGATCATGGCGGGGGACCTGGAGTGCCCGGTGGTGGCTCTGTCGCAGCTGAATAGGATGGCTGAGGAGGGTGGGCGGCCGTCGATGGCTCACCTGCGTGAGTCTGGGGCCCTGGAGCAGGACGCGAACGTGGTTCTGCTTCTGTCGTGCCCGGACCTGGGGGACGGCATCCTGGACAAGTCTCGCCTGAACGTGGGTGTGGCGAAGAACCGTCAGGGGCCGACTGGCCTGTGTGTGCTTGAGCGGGTGAGGGATAGCATGGCGTTCGAGGGGTGACCCTGGGGGCTTGCGCCTCCTCTTGTGTACTGCTACGGTTGGTGGTGCGCCCGGGATAATGCGGGCGTACCACCAACCATCATGTTGAAAGGAACTCAAGTGAGCAGCAACGGCTTCAACGTCCACACCCGTTACGAGACCGTGGCGGTGACCCCGACCCAGTTCGCCGAGGCCCTCGGCGCCCACAAGGTCACCGTGCTCAGGTGGATCAAGGCCGGCAAGATCAAGGCCACCTGTATCGATCGCTGCTGGCGGATCCCGGTCACTGAGTTCGACCGGCTCGGCCTGCCCCGCCCCGCCGTCAAGGATGAGGGCAGCAAGTGACCACCACAACAGAAAGGAACAGTGTCGTGGAAACCGCTATCATCCCGTTCACCTACGGCGACCACCAGGTCCGCGCCGTCGAGAAGAACGGCAAGATCCTGTTCTGTGGCCGGGACGTCGCAAAGGTCCTCGGCTATAAGGATGCCGTTAACGCGCTGAAGCAGCACTGCCGTGGGGTGGCGAACCACCACCCCATCCGCGATCGCGCCGGGCGGGTGCAGGTGGCCCGCTTCATCACAGAGGGCGACCTGTACCGTCTCATCTCACACTCTCGCCTCCCTGAGGCGGAGAAGTTCGAGGCCTGGGTCTTCGACGATGTCCTCCCGAGCATCCGGAAGCGGGGTGGCTACCTCACTCCTGAGGCTGCGGAGAAGGCCCTGACGGACCCTGACTTCATCATCCGGCTCGCCACCTCGTTGAAGGAGGAGCGGGCCCGCCGCCAGGCCGCCGAGGCCCAGATCGAGGCCGACGCCCTGCACACCCGGTTCGGCCGCACCATCTCCAACGCGGACGGTGACCTCCTCGTCAAGCAGGTCGCCGACCTCATCACCCAGGGCGGCTGCCCCATCAGCCAGGTGACACTCTTCAAGTGGCTCCGCGCCCACGGGTGGCTCTGCGCCAACCGGGGGCGCCTCTGGAACGCCCCCACCAAGTGGGCCCTCGAACAGGGGTACGTGCGCTCCACCGTCCTGGTCATCTCCGCCAGCCACGGCGACCAGGAGAAGACCACGCCCAGTATCACCACAGCTGGCCAGGAGGACCTCATCGACGGCTGGCTCACCGGACGCTACACGGAGGACAAGTGACCATGATGACGTACCAGCCGATCAACTCGACAGCCCTTGAGGCTCTCGCTCTCATGCGGGACCAGGCGGAGTACAGGCAGGTGACGATCTCGTCCACCGCCGTCGGCAACGCTCTCTGCGTCACTCAGGAGACCGCCCGCCGTAACATGCGGTCCCTCGTGGACATGAATCTTCTGGAGGTTGTTGTCCCTCAGAAGGGGGCTCTCGCGGCCACCTTCCGGATCCCGTCGGCCGCCGTCGCACTCCTCGATGCCCTCGACGGTGTCAAGAGGCCCGTCGCGACACGCCTGGACAAGAATGAGACCCTCTGTGCGCCCGCGGACGGCGTGATCGTCCTCTCCGACGGGGTGTGGGACGTCAGCAACAAGGCCGCCGACCCGCCCCTGCACGTCCGGGTCTGCGGCCGCGCCCAGGCCTCGCTATCCGGGAACATCTGCGCGAGCGCGGCCGACTATGCTCAGATGACCGTCTATGGGGGCGTTGAGGCGCAGGGGACGGGCTGGTCGTGTGTCCGCGCCCTCGGCGGTGTCGTCCGCCTTTACGGGCGGTCCGTGGGGGTGTCCCCCGTGGCCGGGTCCATGCTGGCCTGTGAGGAGTCCACGGCGTACGTCGCGGGGACTACCGTCCTGGACGCGTACGACCAGTCCACGTGGCACGCCACTGACACTGCGGTCGTCCGCGCCGGTGGCCGGTCTCGTGGGACCCTGACGGGTCGTGCGACGGCCTACCTGACGAATGAGGCTGTGGCCAGGTCGTCCTGGTACGCGTCCGTCCTCCTGGACGGGGACGCGATCGCGGAGGGCGGTGAGCAGGTCCGGGAGGAGGATGTCTCCTCCGGCGTGGGGGTGCTCGAGCTCTACGGGGCCCTCCACGGCGGGAAGGCACGCCTGTACAAGGTTCTCCCGGAGGACCGTGTGAGCGGCAGGCCTTTCGACAAGCCCACGGAGTGGCGCGTCGACTCTGGCGTGGAGTGCGATGAGTGGATCCCGGGCCCGGCCGCTGGGGGAGGCCTGTTCCTGTACGCCACGCTGACGCACGCCGTGACGGCCGTTGTGAAGGACGAGGTGATCATGGAGGTCACCGCGGACCCGACTGACGTCTTCTCGGTGGGTGACGGCGTGGTGAAGGCTCGTCGTGTCCGCGTCGTTGAGGAGCTGAGGTGGAAGTGGTGAGGGCCAGAGGGTGAGAGAGGGCGGCCGCCCGGGTGAAAGGAAGGAAAGCCCCGGACGGCCGCCCCGCTCCGCCTATTATTGCACCATGTGGTCGAAAGGGTCAAGGCGCGGCGGGCCGCTGCCGCCAGGCTGGAGAAAGATCCGTCAGGCGGTCATCCGCCGCGACGGCGGGCGCTGCGTCTTCTGCGGCGCCCCAGGCAACCACGTGGACCATATCGACCCGGGTGGCCCGCACGACCTGTGGAACCTGCGGCTCCTGTGCCAGCTGCACCACATGCAGAGGACCGCGGAGCAGTCACACGCGGCCCGCCGCGCCCACGGGTGGACGAAACCGAAGCGCGAGCATAGACCAAAGGGCAAGCACCCGGGTATCCTATAGGCGTACGGCACACCATTAGGAGGATGCTATGGGCAGCAGGGGGCCGATCCCCAAGAGGACAGGGCAGGGACACAGGATCACCCAGGCCAGGAAGGTCAAGGCCGGAGTCAAGAGGGTCCGCGTCACGGACGGTGTTGTCAAGCCGCCCACCGCGGACCCGGAGTGGCACCCGATAGCGAAGGCGCTCTGGCAGGCCGTCAAGGACTCCAAGTACACGATCTACTACGAGCCGTCGGACTGGATCCTCCTGTTCGACGCCTGCGACGAGATCAGCGCCTACAAGTACTCGGGCAACCAGCGGTCAGCGATGATGCGGGCGTCCCTGAACCAGATGCTCGCGGGCCTTCTCCTGACCGAGGGGGACCGGCGGCGGGCGAGGATTGAGATCGAGCGCGACACGAAGGCTGAGCCCGAGGAGTCCGCCGGCATCGTCGCGATGAAGGACTTCCTGGCAAAACGCGCTTCGAGTAACTGACCGCGGGGGATGATGGCACTTGGAGCGCACCGCCATTGACCCTATGTGGGACGCGCCGCCGAGGGAGCGGCTGATTACGATGCCCAGGGTTCTCCCGGAGAGGACCCTGGGGCTGGTTGCTGCGGCGTGGATGATTGACAACCTGCGGCAGCCGAACGGGCCGCGCGCGGGTGAGGCGTTCACGCCGACTCCGCAGCAGATCGAGTTCCTGATGCACATGTATGCCCTGAATCCTGACGGGTCGTGGGTGTACAACTGGGCTGTGAGGAGGCTCTCAAAGGGGGCTGGAAAGTCGCCTTTTGCGGCCGCTTTGTCGATGTTTGAGATGCTGGGCCCCTGCCGGTTCGACCGGTGGGACGACTCCTCCCCCCTGGGTGTGGAGGGCAAGACGATGGCGATGGCGTGGATCCAGGTCGTCGCCACCAGCGAGCAGCAGACGAAGAACACGATGCGCATGGTGCGGGCGTTCGCCGCCAAGGGCTCCCCGCTCGCGCGCCGGTACGGGCTGACAGTCGGGAAGACGTTCCTAGACTCCGTGTCCGGGGACCAGCTGGAGCAGAAGGCCTCCTCCTCCAGGTCCCTGGAGGGCGGGGAGACGTCGTTCACTGTCTGTGACGAGCTGGAGCACTGGGTGCCGTCGAACGGCGGCCCTGAGCTGATGAACACGATTGAGCAGAACGCCGCCAAGACCGGGGCGCGGACACTGCACACGTGCAACGCGTGGGTGCCCGGGGAGTCCTCGGCGGCCGAGGCGACGTTCGAGGACTGGGTGGCGCAGGAGGAGGGGCGGACGAGGAACCGGAAGAAGATCCTCTACGACGCCCGTATAGCGCCCCCGAACGCGGCCCTGGTGGATGACCCGCCGGAGCACATGGTGCCGCTCCAGCAGGCCCTGGAGTTCGTCTACGAGGGGTGCCCGTGGGTGGACCTGGAGGCGACGAAGGCGCTGATCTGGTCCCCCAGGTACACGGAGTCGAGGTCAATCAGGTTCTTCCTGAACCGGCCGAACGCCGCCGACAACGCGTGGGTGCCACTGGAGGAGTGGACGCTCCTGCGCGACCCGAACCGTGTCGTCCGGAAGCGCGACGGGGACGAGCCCGGGGAGGAGATCGTCATGTTCTTCGACGGCTCCCGGTCGAACGACCACACCGCCCTTGTGGGATGCTGCATGTCGGACGGGCACATCTTCAAGATCGGCCACTGGGCGCCGGAGAAGGCGTCCGGCCTGGTGAACGTACCAAAGGTCGATGCTGCCGTGCGGAAGGCGTTCGAGGACTACCAGGTTGTCGCATTCTGGGCCGACGTCCGCGAGTGGGAATCGTTCACGAGGACGACGTGGCCCGAGGACCTCGGAGACGGCCTGATCCTCCCGGCGGTGCGGGGGCAGGGCATGTCGGCGTCCCTGGTCGCCTGGGACATGCGTTCTCACGCCTACCAGTTCGCTGAGGCGGCGGAGACGACGTACGACGAGATCCAGAAGCAGGCGTTCACGCACGACGGGTCCGCCGACATGGGTGAGCACGTGTCGAACTGCCGCGTGAATGAGTTCAAGGGGCGGTTCAGTGTGAAGAAGGAGTCACCGAAGTCGCCGAAGAAGATCGACTTAGCGGTTTGCATGATAGGTGCTAGAATGCTCTATAGGGCCGTCCTATCGTCTAAGGAGTGGGCGGCCAGGAAGCAGCCTGTCGGACAGTGGAGGGCGTACCTGTAATGAGTTTCGAGAACCTCATGAGGGCGTTCGAGTCCGGCGCCCTGCGCCCCCGGGGCGGCATGGAGGCCTACTACGAGGGGCGCGCCCGCGTCGCCGCTCTTGGCGTGTCTCTGCCGCCGAAGGCCCGCGTCCTGGAGGTTCAGGCCCCCTGGGCGAAGATGGCGATCGACGTCCTCACCGAGGTCCTCATCCCCTCCGGGTTCATCACCTCCTGCGAGGAGGACCAGGAGTCGCTCGGCTGGGTCGAGAAGACGTGGCAGCACAATGACATGGACTCCCAGTTCAACCTGGCCGCCTCGGAGGCGCTCGCGACCGGGGCGGCGTTCTGGGTGCTGTCCCCTCCGGACGGGGAGTCCGAGTACCCCTATGTTCGGGCCCTGGACTCCAAGCACGCCTGCGTCCGTACGGACTGGCAGGGGCGGCTCCTGGAGGGCCTGGCGGTCTACCGTGTGGACGCGGAGACCGTCGGCGCGACCTACTACCTGCCCGACGGCGTCGTCTTCTACAAGCGCAACGACTCTTCTCAGGAGTGGTTGACTGACGGGTCCGGGCGCCTGGACTCGTGGGGGCCGTCGATCATCCCCATGTACAACCGGGCCCGCATCAAGGACAAGTACGGGCGCAGCGAGCTGACGGAGATGGCGACGATCATTGACGCCGCCTCCCGGACGCTGACAAACATTCAGGTCGGCCAGGAGGTCGCCGCCTGGCCGCTGCGCCTGCTGATCGGGAATCACTCCGCTGAGATCCTGGACAGTATGCCGGACACGATGCAGGCGTACATCGGGAACATCCTGGCGGCCCCGGAGGGGTCGGACATCAAGCAGCTGACCGGCGTGGACATGACGCCGATCCAGAACATCTACAAGCTTTATGCGCTTCAGATCTCGTCGATGACTGGTATCCCGCCGTCGATGATGGGTGTGTCCGCAGACTCGAATCCGACCAGCGCGGAGGCGCTGCGTGTGGCGAAGGACCGGCTGATCGCGAGGGCGGAGAACAAGCAGCGTCAGTTCGCGGACAGTCTGGAGAGGATCGCCCGTACCGTGTGTGTGATGGGCGGCTTCGACCTGGTTGAGCCGACTGCCCTGGAGGTTCAGTGGCGTGACGCCGCGGCGCCGTCGGTGTCGGCGATGATGGCGTCTGCCTTGCAGGCTCAGGCGCAGGGTGTCCTGTCCGCGCAGACCGCTCGGGACTTCATGATGCTGTCTCCTCAGCAGCGTGAGCGTGAGGATGCTCGCAGCCAGGAGGTTGATGAGATGGCTGGGGCTGGTGTCGCTGACCGGTCTGCCCCTGAGGACGCGGATGACGAGGACGAGACTCAGGATGCTGAGGAGCCGGAGGAGAGGCAGGTGAAGGGGAAGCGTGACTGAGGCCGTGTTCCGCGCCCTCCTGGACGCGATCCTGATCCTGTTCCGCCGCAGGGCGTCGTCCGTGCTGCGGGCGCTCCCTACTGAGAGCGCGGCTGTGGGCGCGGACGCTGTGGCGGAGTCCTTGTTCCATGAGGTGGTTGAGCACCGGCGGCTGGCTCACTCCGCTGGTGTCCTGTTCCTGCGTGGGCAGGCGCGGCAGCATGGCGGTGACGAGGCGTGGGTGCCCCGCCAGTCCCCCTACAGTCGGCGGGCTCTGCGGCAGGGGCTACGGGAGGTCCCCGGTGGCCTGCGCAGGGGGAACGAGGCTGCCGTGCAGCGCGTGCTGGAGCATCACGTGGAGGCTGCGGGCAGGCAGGCTGTCGCCCGGGCCGTGATGGAGGCGCCGCCGGACCCGGACGGCCTGCGGAAGCACCTGGACGGTCTTGAGCACGACCTGAGGACGTTCCCGCCGTCGGTGCGGAAGGCGGCCCGGCGGGCTGCGGCCGGCCAGGCGGTCGAGGAGGAGCAGAAGGTCTCTCGCCGGCAGGCCGCCAAGGAGCAGGCCAAGAAGGCCCGCAAGGCCGAGAAGAAGGCAGAGAAGCGGCGTCGCAAGGCCGAGAAGAAGGCCGCGGAGGAGGGGCGCCCCCACCTTGAGACCAAGGAGGAGCGGGCTGCACGCCGCCGCAAGGCCCTCGACGACGCGTTCGGGAAGATCGCTGACCGTGTCGGCGAGGCCGTCGAGGAGATCGAGTCGGAGCCGCATCTCCGGCAGATCGTCCAGGAGAAGGCCCCCCTGGCAGTCGAGAACCTGCCGGACCGGTTCCGTCGGGACCGGCAGGGACGCCGGATCCTGAAGGCGTTCGCGTGGGCGAGGGTCGTGCACCCCGGCCGCCACGGGCCCTGCGGGTTCTGTGCGATGCTCGCCGGCCGCGGCCCAGTCTACAAGGCGCAGGGCACGGCCGCGTTCGCCTACCACTACGGGGACCGTTGCACGGTCGTCCCGGTGTTCACCAGCCGGTCATGGCCGGGCAAGAAGGCAGCCGCACGGTATGCGGGTGTCTACGACAGGGTCGTCCGCGGTAAGGACCTTCACGGGGCTGAGGCGCGGTCGGCGATGGACAGGGCCCTCCGCGGCAAGCGGTCGGCGCAGAAGTCAGCGGCACGTAAGGAGCGCACAAATGGCTGACAGCACCAGCGGGGCGAGGCAGGTCGCCCAGGACACTGACATGGAGACGATCATCCAGAAGACGGCCGCGCCGCCGGCTGCCTCCGAGGCCGCCCGGGAGGCCCCCGTGGAGCCCGTGGAGGCCCCCGAGCCCGCCCCGGCACCCCCGGTGCAGGCGCCCACCCCCGAGACCGCCCAGGAGGCTCCCGTGGCCTCTGAGGGCAGGTCTGCTGACGACCGTATCGCGGCCCTGGAGCAGGCTCTCCAGGAGATGCGGGCCGAGCGGGAGGAGGCCGCTAAGCAGGCCCTGGAGGACAAGCGGTCCCGCATCCTCTCCGACGCCGGTCTCACCCGGGAGTACGCCGTCCTCCTCGACGGAGACCCCGGCTCCTGGCAGCAGAAGGCCGCTCTCCTGTCCTCTCTGCGAGGCGGGAACGGGGATAAGAAGCCCGTATCAGTCCCAAGGGACCCGATCATGAATTCTGATACTATGGGTGCAACCAACATCGAGGAGCAGGCCGCCGGGTTCTTCGGCCTGTCCTGACACGCAGGAAGGATAACGCGAAATGCCAGATCCGGCCGCCGCGTCCCACACACTTGAGAAGCTCCTCTCGGGCGAGAAGAAGGGAGTCTTCCCTCCCGAGGTCATCGCGGGCATCTGGTCCAACGCCTACAAGGGGTCCGTCATGCAGACCCTGGCGCAGACCCGGCCCGTCGCCCTCTCCGGCGCGGTCCTCCCTTTCCCGATGGGCCACGCCACCGCCGGAGTCGTCGCTGAGGGCGCCGTCAAGCCGACGGTCAACCTGAACTTCGACGTCCGCAAGATCTCCCCGATCAAGGTCGCCGCCGGCGCTGTCCTCTCCGAGGAGGTCATCCGTCACTCCCCCGTGGCCGCCTACCTCGATCTCCAGCAGCAGCTGTCCGACTCGATCAGCCGCGCCATGGACAACGCGATCCTCCACGGCAAGGACGCGATCACCGGCAACGTCCTCGCGGACCAGACCCCGATCGTCTCCGCCAGCGCCAACCAGGTCGTCATCGACTACGCGGACACCAAGCCCGACGCCCTCCTGAAGAAGGCTCTGGAGGGCGTGGACGCCGTCGAGGCCGCGAACGAGGACTTCGAGATCGACTCGTTCGTCGCCCGCAAGAACGTGCGCACCAAGATCCTCGGCGTGTCCGACAGCCTTGGCCGCCCGCTCTTCCAGGCGTCCGCGAACCTCGCCGACCCGGTCGGCATGTTCCTCGGCCTGCCCATCCACTTCACGTCCGCTGTCGGCGGCTACGAGAAGGCCAAGGTCGAGGAGACCGCCGTCGTCATGGTCGGCGGCTCTTTCAAGAACAACCTGGTCATCGGCAACGTCATGGACATTGAGATGCGTCAGGCCCAGGAGTACGGCTTCGGCCACGACCTGTTCGCCCACAACGAGCGGGCGTTTCTCGCCGAGGCCATCTTCGGCTGGTGCATTCGCGACCCGAAGGCCTTCGCCGTTTTCAAGAAGAAGCCCTGATCCACAGGCCCGGGCGCGGTCCCCTGAGAATGATGGTGAGGAGGATGCTGGCATGACGGTTGCGACGCTGGAGGACGTGAAAGCGGCCCTTCTGCGGGACCCCGACCCTACGGATGAGGTCCCCTACGTGCAGCCGATGCTCGACTATGTTGAGGCCAGTATCCTCCTCACCGTCCCGGACGCCCTAGACCGGGCGAAGGCCAGGAAGCCTTACGAGACTGTCCTGAAGAGGATCGAGGCGGAGTGTGTGTGCCGTGTGCTGCGTGCCCCCGCCGGCGGTGTCCTGAAGTATGAGACCGAGGGCTCCTACACGTACAGCGTGAACACGGCGATCGCCTCCGGCCTGCTGGAGGTGCGTCCCGCGGAGATGGCTCTCCTGGTGGAGCACCCCGGCGGGTGGACCGCCATGACCGCCGAGGGTGACGGGTACCTCCAGTACCGGAGGGGCCTGCATCAGGAGGGCTCCTGGGTGCAGACGATGGGCCGTCAGGATCCGGCTGACCCTCCGCCGTCCGACCTGGCCGGGGTGACTCCGTGGGGTGACTGGTGATGGCGGGGGCGTACAAGCCCCGGCGCCGCCGGTTCCTTGAGGACGGGCCTCACACGGTCGAGGTGACGCCGATGGTGGTGGAGGACGGGCCTACGGGTCGCCGCTACGTGCCTGGCACCCCCGTGGTCATGGACAAGGTTCTCGTGCAGCCGTCCTCCGGTTCGGCCCTGCGCGCCAGTGAGACGAGGACCGTGGAGAAGGGGCTCTTCGATGAGACCGTGCGCGTCGTGTACGGGCGCGGACACTGGCCGGGCGGCCCCCACAGCAAGATCCGTGTCATCAACGGCCCTGAGGGGGCGGATGACCTCACCTACCAGCAGGCGGGTTCCGCCGTCCACTATGGGGCGTCCCCGATGACCTCCCACTACAAGGTCCGTATCGATGCGGTCGGGGTGGAGTCCAAGTGAGCGGCGACATCACCGTCTACGACGACGAGAGGACGCATGAGGACATCGCTGCTGTGGCTTCCAGGCAGCCGGAGTTCGCCGCCGCCGCCGCGAAGATCTTCGCCGAGGTGAAGGCGGAGGCCGCCCAGCACGTGCACACCGGCCGCTTCCTCGCCAAGGTCACCATGCACCAGGAGAAGGTGGACTGGCACATCGAGATCGATGACCTGGATTACGACTGGAACACGGAGATGGGCCACTACGCTGGCGAGCGCGGCAAGCCCGGCCGGAAGTGGGTCAAGGGCATCGGCGTGTTCCGCAACGTCGTCCGCAGGCACGGGGGCTTCTGATGGGCAGGTACCTGGAGCACGTCCCGGTGATGCCACTGACTCTCATGGTCGAGGCCACCCGCCTCGCCTGCAAGGGCGCCACCGTCCTGACGGAGGCGCAGGTCGATATCCGCCCCGACGTGGACGACACCGAGGGGCCTCTCGTCGTCGTCCAGGTGTACTCCACCGACACCCTTGAGGAGGGGCCGTTCGGTGCTGCGGTCCGCCTGCGGGTCCGCTGGTACGTGGTGCACCCTGACGCCCATACGGCCGAGTCCATGGCGCAGGCGCTGATGGTGGGGATGAACCGGATATGGCGTGACGGCACCCCTCTGGCCGGCGGGATGATCTCCTACCTGGAGATGGGGTACCCGTTCCTCGGGGGCCTCCAGTTCAACACGTCAGACTACAATGAGTTCAATGTCACCGCGGTGGCCGTGGTGCGCTCGACGACACGGGAAGGCTGAGAAATGGCGAACACCAGCAACGCCGACAATGAGATCCAGATCGCGGGCATGGGGCACGTCTACGTCGGTGACGTTGACGCCGCCGCCCCTGACCTGTGGTCGTACACCTTCGGTGACGGCACCACCCTGGAGTCCCAGGGGTGGACGTGGATCGGTGACACGTCGTCCGAGAACCTCATCGAGTTCGAGACCGACGGTGGCGACACGTCCACGAAGGACACGTGGGACCGCAAGAACGCCCGCAGCACGCGTGCGACGAAGACGACGAACGTGACGATCTCGTCCGTGTCCATGAGCGATGACACGATCAACATCGCGTTCCCCGGCTCAACCTATGTCGACTCCACCGACGGCTACGATCTGGTCCTGTCGGGCAGCATCGACAAGGCGATCCTGATCGTCATGGAGGAGGGCATGCTTGTCTCCGGTATCCTCCTGCGGAAGGTGAACCTGTCCGGTGACATGCCCACCCTCGACAAGGAGAACTTCACCGAGATCAAGATCAAGGGCGTCATCCTGACCCCGCCGTCCGGGAAGGCTTCGGTCCACTACCTCAAGCCCAGGACCGTGACCGGCACGTCCACCGCCGTCCCGACCATCACCAAGATGGAGCCGACCACCGGCAAGATCGGCGCGTCCGTGACCCTGACCGGCACGAACTTCGACGGCACCCGCAAGGTCACGTTCGATGGTGTCCGCGCCGTGTTCACGAAGAAGTCGTCCACGGTCATCACCTGCACCGTCCCCCGGGTCACCCTGGGCGAGCGCGAGGTCGCCGTCATCAACGGCAAGGGCCGCGCCGCCGCTGCCTCGAAGTTCACGGTCACCGCCTGACGAGTCTCCTTCTGCCCGGGCCGCCTTGGTGTGCTCCCGGCCCGGGCGGAAGGAACCCAACCACGAAGGGGCACGCCAGCATAGGAGCACACTGTGGCAGACAAGAAGACAGAGGCGCCGCCGCCCGCGGAGTTCAGTGAGGTGGAGGGCCACGAGCTGCTCGTGGACCCGCGCACCCTGAAGCCCTCCCAGGCGATGCGGCTGCTCGCCGCCGCCGGTATCGAGCCCGGCGGCGACGTGACCCTCGACGTCGTCCAGCGGATGATGGAGGAGGTCGAGGAGTCCTACCTGACCGACGAGGAGGCGTACACGGCCTTCTACCGCAAGCACGGTCTCGGGAAGGTCATCGAGGTCGTCGGGGCGTTCCTGGGGGAACTGCTCGGCGACGAGACCTGAGGCTCTTCCTCGACGAGAACCCGGATGCTGACGCCGACCTGTACGCCCTGTACGGCGTGGACGGCCGTGACACCAGCATCCGGGTGTCTCTCGTCGAGGGTCTCGTCGCCCGGCTCCCCTACGAGCCCCGGTCGCTGTGGCGGGCGCGGACCCTGCTCGGCGGCGAGAAGTGGTTCGGCTGGTCCGTGGCCGAGAGGCAGCGGGCCGACCTGACGGACGTGTCCGTGCTGACTCTGCGGGCCTGTGCGCAGCAGAAGGCCTCTCTGCGGCCTTCGGAGTATGCTGCACGGCCGTCTCCGCCGTCCCAGCGGGAGCCGGTCTCCTCGTCTGACAGTCAGGGTGTCGCTGCTATACTCTCTTCTATAGGCTGACCTGATAGGTGGTGAACTGTGCCCAAGGGGATTGTCGGTAAGCTCGGTGTCAAGGTCGCCCCGGACCTCACGAAGTTCGCCCAGGAACTGAGGCAGAAGCTCCGGAAGGTCAGGGAGGCCACCGACTTCGACCTGCCCGTCGGCCTCGTCCTCGACGACGGGGACGTCAAACAGATCCAGGAGCGCATCAAGCGCCTGGACGCCACCACGAAGATCAAGGTCGCCCTGGACAAGACGTCCCTTAAGAAGGCGCAGGACCAGATCAAGCGCCTCGACGCGACAGTCAAGGCGAAGGTACGGCTCGACGACGCCTCCTACAAACGCGCCCAGGAACGCATCAAACGCCTGGGCGGGGCGTCCGCCTCACCGAAGGTCAAGCCGAAGGTCGAACGCAAGTCCCTGACAGAGGCCTGGAAAGCCTTCAGCGAGGCCGACACGAAAGTCATCCCCCGCCTCGACAAGGCCGGGATGACCCGGATCCGTGAGCAGCTACGCCGCCAGGACTGGCCCACCGCGGAGATCAAACCGGTCCTGGACACAAAGAAGGTCAAGGCCCAGGAGCAGGCGCTCGACAAGGGCGGCGTGAAGATCCGGCTCAGCCTGGACGAGACCTCCTACAAGCGTGTGCAGGCGCGCATCAAGAAACTGGGTGAGAAGGTGAAGATCCACCCTCACCTGGATGAGTCCGACTACCGCAAGATCAAGCGGAAACTCAGCCGCTTGGACACGAAGGTGACCGTGAACGCGGACGCGGACACGGGCAAGGCCAGGGCGAAGTTCGCGTGGCTGGGGCGCCGACGGTACGTCCACTTCCAGGCTGTCGCAGACAGCGCGGCTCTGGCGAAGGTGGAGGCCTACTTCAGTCGCCTGTCCGGTTACCGGGCCCTGTCCGACTGGGCGCGGCAGGCGAAGGACGTTGTCGAGAACATGGACAAGCTTGCGCTGACCATGGGTGTGGTGGTGTCCGGCGCCCTGGCCATGGGGTCTGCCGTAACGGCCTTGGTGGGGACTCTGGGTGCGCTGTTGCGTGTCCTGGCTGGTATCGTTCCGGCGGGCCTGGCCCTGCCGGGTATCTTCATGGGGATGGCGACCGGGGCTGCGACCCTGATTCTTTCCTTGAAGGACGCGAAGGATCACCTGGAGGACGTGGGTGACGCGTTCAAGGAGGTGCAGAAGAACTTCTCCGCGGCGTTCTGGTCTGAGGCCGAGGGCGCGATCCGTTCGCTCGCCTCCGATGCGATGCCGATTCTGAACACTCAGTTGGCTGAGTTGGCTAGGGCGCAGGGGCAGTGGACCGCCGCCGTTGCGAACGCGGTTCACGGGCACCTGCCGCAGCTGGAGGCGTCCCTGGTGAACACGGCCGAGGGCGCCAGGAGGGCCACGCGCGGGTTCGGGTCGTTCACTGAGGGTCTGGTGACGATCGGCGAGGTCGGCTCCAGGTACCTGCCCCGCCTGGCGGACTGGTTCTCCGACCTGGGTGACAAGTTCGCCGCCTGGGCGCACCGGGCGGCCGGGGACGGCAGTATCGAGGCCGCGATCTCCCGGGGTGCGGAGGCTGCCCGCCGTGCCGGCCGCATCATGCGTGACCTGGGGTCCGCGATCGCCGGCGTGTTCAGGGCCGCCGACAAGGGCGGGTACACGATCGAGCGGGCTGAGAAGAGCATCAACGGGTTCGCGAAGGCCCTCAACAGTATCAAGGGTCAGACGATCCTGGCGAACATCTTCGCGGGCGCCGCGGGCGGCATGAACGCCCTGACCGAGGCGCTGCGGAGGTCCAGTGACGACGTTGTCGCCTTCTCGTGGACGTTGAGGAAGTCCATGGTTGACGGGTCGATTGCCGCGGGGAACGCCTGGCAGTTCCTGGCGAAGGTCCTCGGGAGCCGCGAGTTCGGGACCGGTGTTGCGAACTTCTTCGCCGGCCTGAACCAGGGGCTGACGTCGTTGCAGGGGGCTGCCCCGCAGGTGAGTCAGTTGCTGGGGTCGATCCTGACGCTGGGTGGTGCCTTGGCTGGCACGGTGGGGAAGGTTCTGGCGAAGGCGTTTGAGAAGCTTGGGCCGCCGGTGTCGCGTCTGCTGGAGGCGCTCGCGCCTTTGGCTACTGCTCTGGGTGACTGGCTGGTGGCCGCTATTGAGAAGCTTTCCCCGTTCATCACGAAGCTGATTGATGATTTCCTGATCCCGCTTATCAACAAGCTTACGGAGTCTCCCGGTCTTGTGACAGGTCTGGTGGTTGCGTTCCTCGGTTTCCAGGCGGTCCTGGGGATGCTGCCGGGCCTGCTGTCCCTGGCCTCGACCCTGGTGCCGATCCTGACGAGCGTGGAGGGCCTCGGGCCGGCCCTGCTCGGGGTCATCGGGCCGGCCGCCCTCGTGATCGCCGCCATCATGGCTCTCGTGGCCGTGTTCGTGCTTCTGTGGACGAACAGTGAGATATTCCGTGACGCTGTCACCCGCCACTGGGGGCAGGTCAGGAACGCCATCGGGGAGGCCGTGACCGCCGTGACCGACTGGGTAAACAACGAGCTAGTGCCCGCGTTCTCCGGCTGCTGGGAAGCGATCAGCCAGTTCTGGCAGGAGTTCGGTCTGCCCATGTTCCAGTCGATCGACGCCATGGTCGAGTGGCTGGAGCCGATCTGGAACGGCCTGTGGAACGGCATGAAGGACATCGTGATTGGTGTCTGGGAGATCATCAAGGGCATCGTGACCGGCGCCCTTCAGATCATCCAGGGTAACTTGCAGGTGTTCCTCGGTATTCTTCACGGCGACTGGTCTGAGGTGTGGGAGGGTATCCAGAACATTACCTCCGGCGTGTGGTCGCTCATCTCCGGTATCATCAGTGGCGGTGTCCATATTGTGGTTGGCCTGTTCCAGTGGTTCAGCACGATAGTGTGGACGATCATGACGACGCTGTGGCAGGTTGTTGCGTCGATCGCCCGCACCGGGTGGACGTTCACTCTGAACGCCATCCGGATGGGTGTGACCGGTGCGATCAACCTGATCAGGAACTTCCCGAACATGGTCAGGCGGTTCTTCTCCAATGCCGGCCAGTGGCTGATCCAGGCCGGCCGTAACCTGATCAGCGGGTTCATCAACGGTATCCGCGGCATGTTCGGGCGGGTGTCTTCCACTCTGGGTGGTTTGACGAGGATGCTGCCCCGTTGGAAGGGGCCGGCCCCTGTGGATCGGCGTATCCTGCGGCCGGCGGGCCGCCTTCTGATCAAGGGACTGGTGACCGGTATCGAGGAGGAGGAGCCCTCGGTGAAGGCGTCCCTGCGAGGCCTGACAGGCCGTATCGGCGACATGACCGTCAACCATGAGGTCGAGGGCGGCGGATTCGCTAAGAACGGGGCGTCTGTGACGATCAACCAGTACAATCCTGTCCAGGAGTCCGACTCAAGCATCAGAGACAAGGTGGCGTCCGGCATCCGCCTGGCCGCGGCCCTGTGAGAGAGGAGCCGTAATGGCTGAATACACGTTCAACGGGAAGGCCCTCGATGATGGGGACCCCGGCTGGAGCGTGACCCGCGAGTTCTACCAGGCGGCCGTCAGCCCAGGAGAGTACCTGCCGCAGATCGCTGTCGGCAAGCAGTCCCTGGTTGTCACCCAGCCATGGAACTACTCGCCGCCGGTACAGCGGACCGTACTCACCATGGACGGCGACACCAGCATGGACAGTGACGTGTGGTGGAGGCTGCAGAAGTTCCTGTCTCCGATGCGTGCCGGTGTTACCCTCGGCACCCTGGTGGACACGAAGGCCGTGGAGGCGCCCGCCCACCTTGACTGCTTCCGGATCCTCGGCCCCGCCGGTGCCGGGCAGACTTTCATCCAGGTCTGCTTCAGTGTGGACGACTACGGCCTGCGGGCCGTCGAGGCCGTGACGGAGGAGCCGGGCGCCAAGAAGTTCCCCGGCTCCGCGAGGCCGATCACGGAGGCCCTCATCAACTTCGCCGCACCCAAGTCGGGCCTGTCTCTCGGGGACTGGGGGTCCGGCCGCAGCCTCTACTGGTTCGGCGACCCCGGCACCTACACGAACCTTGTTATTGATACGGCGCGGAGGCTCGCGTTCCTGTCGAACACGCCGTTCAGCATCGTCGACGGCCTGGATGTCAGTGCTGGCCTGATCGTGGACGGCGAGTGGATGATGCTCCCCAACGGTGCTGGGGAGATCGGCTTCTCCGCGGCCGGCGCGCAGGTGAGGGCCCGCCCCTACCTGAGGTGACCGAGGTGGCGTCCGAGTACTACATTGGTGGCGTCCCCCTGGACGACCCGGCGGGGCGCTGGTTCGTGACGTCTGAGACGCTGCTGCCGACGGTGTCGGCGGCCAGGGCCCCGTCGGTGACTGTCCCGTACCGGTCTGGTGTGCTGCCTCTGCCGACAAGGACTGTTGACCCGTTCCAGGTGACCGTGAAGATCGTGGTGCAGGACAGCGGGCAGGGGCGCGGCGGCCTGGACAGGAACTGGCATGCGCTCATGGGGCGTACGGGCCGTGTCGGCTCCCCTGTGATGATGCAGCACCGGCCTCCGGGGGGTGTGGGGAGGCAGGCTCTGGTGCGACTGTCCGGGAGCGTGGAGCCCACCTTCTACTACCATGAGAACATGATCGAGGCGTCCCTCGTGTTCGAGGGTGTTGAGGGCGTGTGGCGTGACGAGCAGCCGGCGACGATGGCCGCCTCGGACCTGTCCGCCCTGAAGGGGTCTCCTCTCCCGGTGACGGGCGCCTTGATCGACGTGACGTCCCCGACCGGCGTGATCACGGTCCAGGACGTAGCCTCCGGCGGCACCGTGTCGTGGAACGGAACGGTGCAGGCCGGCTACTCGCACCTGGTGATCGACACGTCCGCCTACACGGCAACATTCACGAACACTGATTTCGGTACGACCGGGAAGGACTGGTCCGGGTCCCTGTCGATCCCACCGTACGGGTGGGCGATCACCCCCGACAGCAGCGGCACGTTCAAGGTGACCGCCTCTGGCGGGTCCGCGATCCGGATCCGTGCGGGGAGGTGCTACTGACAGTGACCACTGCCTCGGGTTTCGGGCTGCGGCTGGTCGCCTACTGGCCGGACGGTGGCCGTGTCGGCCCTATGCCGGACGTCCTTGAGATGACGCTCACGTCGCCCTTGAACGAGGAGCCGACACTGACCGTGTCCTACCCGGTGGCCGGGGGTGTGCGGGGCGACCTGCTCGACGGGGAGATCGAGCTTGCTGTCGAGTACACGCCCGACAACGGGGCCTCCTGGGTTGAGCCGCCCGGCGCCAGGTTCATCACGACGAAGGTGGAGCGGAACCTCCTGGCTGACGGAACCGAGTCGCGGCGGGCGGAGTGTGTGCACATCAGCCACCATCTTCAGGGGGCCCTGGTGTGGGATCCTCCGAAGAGCGCCCAGGACGCGGATGGGAAGTGGAACTTCCTGTCCGTGAACTCCGGAACGATCGTCAGGACAGTGTGGGACGCCGCGGTGGCACGGGGCTGGGGGAAGGCCCTGACCCTGCGGGGTTCTTCGTCCGCTGACGCGGCTGGGGCGAAGTGGAAGTCGATCATGACGATCGCCTACGACCCGACGATCGACCTGCTGTCCCTGGTGAAGTCCTTGTACGACCTGGGGATCATGGACTACCGGTGGGACGGCCGCACCCTGTCCCTGTTCAACAATGACACGGTGATGGCGGCCTCGAACTACAGGGTGTGGCGGCTGTTCAACGGCTCCTCCTCGGCGGAGGAGGCTGTGACGTGGCAGGAGATGTGCACTGACGTCCTCGTGGATGGTGAGGGCACGCACAGGTGGCGGTTCCATAACAGTGAGGCGCCGGCGGGTCTGAGGCGCACGGAGAAGGTCGTGTCTGCGGGCGGTGTGGAGAAGGAGGCGACTGCCCGGATCATTGCCCAGAAGACGCTCGTCAGTGGCGCTCACCCTGAGCAGGAGGTGAAGCGTGACTGGGACCTCGGCGTGGAGGGTGTGCTGCTGCCGTGGGTGGACTACCAGGTCGGGGACTGGATGCGTGTGGAGCGCTCCAGCGGCCTGGAGCGGCTCCGTGTGATGCAGGTGTCTGTGACCCTGAACTCGTCCGGGATCAGTGGGCACACGACGTTCGGGACGGTTCTGGAGGACTACCTGTCTCGCCTGGCGAAGAAGACGAAGGGTATCGCTGGCCTGGCGGCGACGTCGGGGTCCGGGGTGCGGCCGTCCAAGCCGGCTGACAGGCGCGTGCCTGCCAAGCCTTTGGGTGTGGTCGGGTCAGGGGTGATCGTCCCGACCGAGTCGGGTGGCGGCTACTACGGTGCTGTGCGCCTGACGTGGGCTGCGGTGACGGTGGACAAGCGTGGTGTGGCGATTGATGTGCGCGAGTACCGTGTCGCCTGCTCCCACGAGGTGACTGGTACGGATGGGACGACGCGGCGCGTGGCCCTGCCGTTGCAGGTGGTGGGGCCGAACA